CTTCGATGTAGTAATTTTTATCGCCTGTTTCCATCAGCATCTCTGCGCTTGCATCCTCCAGCACCTCTATCGCTTCTTCAATAGCTTCTCTGCTCATGATTTCTCTCCTGTTGCTTTAGCGATGGCGGCAACTGCCTTTGCGTACCGCTTCGGGTGATGGTGCTTGATGTAATTTGACTTGGTGATACTTTCGAGTGCTTCCAGAAGATCTCGATTAACCTCATGCAATCGGCACAGTTCGGCAGCGGCTAGATCGTGGACATACCCATCCACGCCAAGTTCGTCTTGCAGCAGGTCAGCCAACAGCAGGGCTTCGGGTTGTTTCATAGATTCTCTGCTCATAGCTTCCCCTCATCCAGCCGGTGGTCGCCACACCAGTCCATGCCAAAGACGACGGGGAAGCCACCCATCGTGGGTGCATGTCTGCGACACCGACCAAAGGACCCCTTCTCAGTGGAGACAGGCGCTCCCGCCTTAGGAACGTACCACATGCAGGTCTGACAGCGCATACCAGCAGAGCGGTGCTTCCAGGGGTCCTTAATTTCAAAAGGACCTTTAGCGGTCGGTCCTTCAAAATTAGGGATAGTGCTTGCGTTACTTGTGCTCATCATTTAACTCCAAAAGTTTCCTTGATGTCATCTCTAATTTCTTTCAATGCATCGTAAGTCCACTCACATGCAAGCTCACCGGATCGACTGTTACCTACAGGGATACGATATGTTTCAATCTTATCTATACATTCCCTTACAACCAACTCAGCGAACTTATCCATAAAGTTTACCTGAGTTTCCCAAGAGTTATTTTGCCCGCTCGGATAAGCTGCTGTAGATTGAGCTGCCTTGTCCCAAAGTTCCCGGATTCTGTCATTCATTCTTTAACTCCAAAGAGATCTTTAAGACCTTGAATGTTGTCGTAACACTTTTCAGCACATATCTCAAAATCTTCTTTAAAGTTAGGTCTATGCTCAGATGCACTCAAGGAATACAATCTTTCTGCCTCAGTATTTAAGTATTGACAACATTCCTTTACTATCAACTCGGCGAACTTTTTAAACTTATCTTCAATGCCCAGTCGTTCCATTTCGGGCTGATGGAAACCAGCCTCGTTAAAAAGTTTTAGGATTCGTTTGTTCATTCCTCAACTCCATATTCTTGATAAAGTTTACCTAACTCAGCACGAACACGCTCGGACATGGGTCGATATTTGACAGGATGAATAGGATGGTAAACCCATTCCATACTACCCCATACCTTGCTACTGTCAAATAATCTATCAAGGTCTGTTAGAAATTTAAACCTGGGATCATCCCACATTTTTTCTAATCCTTCATTCACTGTGCTCACCCCTTATAGTTTACTAATACTTGTAGGCATTCCCATTGCCCCAAAGTAAAACTAACAACACGGTTGTTTATAGTGACATCAAAACCTTCACCATTGTGCCACTCGCATACTTCCATAAAGTCACCTGTATCAGCGAAGGGATCGTAAGGTTTAAGCTCAGAGAACCTAGCCTTTCGTGTGTAAATTTCAATAGTCATTTTCAATAAAGTTATAAAAGTTAATGGTTTTATCTACACTGTTTGCCCACCGATCAAACTCATTTAGTGGGCAGCTAATATCTACAAAGAAGTCTTGGTATGCCCAGTAACGAAACCTATATAGACGATTACCCTTCTTAGCCATGGCACCTATCTTAAAGAAGTCACGGTCAACATTAAACCCTCGTAACTTTAGCATGGTTTTGAATTGACTAGGACTCATGCCCCATAGCCTATCACGATCTGGTTTTTTAGTGTGGTATTTAAATCTCATGATCCTTAATCCTTGTGTTCACTACTATGAAAAATACACTCCAGTGGAATAATCAAACTCAGCATGGATAATTCGGTGTATACCATTGATCTTATTCTTTACTATGTTCAAGTGTCTTTGACCATCATCACCGTCTGTAGAGTCCTGCAATGGGGGATTACGTGCAATTAAAATCATTAGGTCACTCTCTCCTGCAAGTCCTGTCTTACTGCCTTCGATCATGGCTTGAGATAGAACGATCTTCCCTTCAGCCTCAGCAGATAACTGTGTACAATAAACTACAAGACAACCGTACATCTTCCCAATGTTTCTTGCATACACTGCATTGGCTTTAAGCACTGCAGGATCTTGAGTAGATGCCCCATCTTCAGCGAACTTAGATCCAATGTCAAGCACTACAATGTCAGGCTTATGTGTCTTGATCACTGACTCTGCCCATCTCATGGTCTTACCTGTAGCATCTACAAACTTAAGGTTATCCCGTATAGGATCATAGAGCCTATGTGCCTGTGCCTTATCTGCAGCTATCTGTGCCATGGTCATGCCTGTAGCTGCTGTCATGTACCTACTGGCTACCCTCTCAGGCTTCTCCTCGTTACATAGAATCAGGATACGTGCCCCTTGTGAAGCCCATCCATGCGGTGTAGCACATAGGGTACTGTGAAAGCTTGACTTACCTACATTAGATCTAGCCCCAATCACAAACAACATGCCATTGTCTAACCCCTGCACAGAATTAAACAGGGAAGGTATGTTAAATCTCCACTTGGTATTATTAGCTGCCTTGTCCAACAGGTTATCAATGCTATTGTCTACATAGCTAACTCGTATCTGTGGGGTAAAGTCATCTTGGTAGCTATCTAAGATCTGCCTTAAGGGTTCCATGGTGCTCTGCTCACCATTCACATACTGGAATCCTAGGTTAGCTACTTCCTCACCCACTAACTGCCTGAACAGGTTACTGATTATCTTCTGTGCTACATCTGAACCCATCGTAGAACATGCATGTATCTTTTTAAACTCAAGATGCATGGCATGTTTCTGTGCCGTTGTAAGTGTGGGATTCTCGGTGAAGTACAAAGCCTCTAGTTCCTCTGGGGTTATGTCCCGTTGGTACTCTTCCATGGCTTTGTCAATGAGTTGTTTTATCTTGCGTAGATCCTTGCTAAAGATCTTATCTGGGCACTTAGCTCCCCTAGTATCGTCATAGAAAGACTTATCAAGGAGACTCTTCAGTAAGGCATGTTCCATTTAATTTCTCAATCAATGAGCGGACACGTTGCATGTCCTGTGGTTGGCGATATTTCAAGTCATCATACAGCTTCAATGCATATGCGTCAATGCCATGTGACTTGAGTTCTCTGGTGTATGCAACAGTCTTAGCCATTGCATCGGGATCAAGTGCCACTAAGACACGTGAGTAACCTTGTAGTTGCTCGATGTGTTCCCTAAGTAGAGCTGTCCCCATGATAGCGAATCCTGTGCAATGAAAGTGCAATGCTTGGGTAGCTGAGATACAGTCCTCAACAAGGATAATTGTTGAACCTTCTCCACAAGTGTACGCTCTGCGAGAATTGCCATACCTTTTCCACTTCGGGGTACGGTGAACAGATGATGAATTAAAGATCCTCCCACAAGCGTCAACCATCTTATCCTTGTCCATGATTGTAAATACAATTCGACTGTCTCTGACATCGAAGCGTAGTTCCACGGATTCATGGATACAGTTCTGCCTACGAAATGTTTGAATGTGTTCATGTTCTTTAACGATCCATTCAGGTAGTACAAAGGGTACATCATTAACAACTTCTTTATTAATCAATAACTTACGTATATCTTCTATACGTAAACCTACAGAATATTTACCTTTAACTGTACAACTATTTGCATAACAATTCCACACTAACTGTCCATTGTCATTGCTCACTGTAAATGTATTCTTTCTAAAACATATAGGACATTTACCTCTAAATGTTTGTCCTATATGTAGATCTAAGTTTAATACATAGTCTTTGATATTAGACATTTAAATGTATACACTTATAATATATTGTTACCCTCGGCTGCTTGTGAAGCGAAGCGTAGCAGCTTTTCTGGCACTTGTCAATGTATGTTTCATGTAAGGCATCACTGAAGCTGGACTCTGATGACCTGTCACTGCCATAATTTGTGGTAATGGGACCCCTGCATCGACCATCTCCATTGTGCCTGTCCTTCTCATGTCCATGATTTGTAGCTCTTCAGATAGCCCAGCTTTACGCATGATCCTACGTGCTGCCATGGATATCGTGTGCTTGTTGTAGGTATTACCTGTGACCTTACTTGCATTACAGATGGGTGCAACGTAAGGTTGGAATCCTATCTCTTGCTTCTGCTGTACCAACATCCCATGTAATTCATCTGTCGTAGGCAGTTCTACCTTAGCCCTACGTTTAGACTGCTCAAGGTACAACACTCGATGTTCAAAGTCATAGTTGTCCCATTTTAATTGGGTCATATCCCCTAGCCTCTGACACCACTCGTATGCCATCTGAACTATGAGTCCCACAGAACGGGT